TAATAAGGTTAAAACGAGAGGGCAAGGATGTTATTTTGGCGGGAGGATTTAGTGCCATAGAGGCTAGGCAGGCAGAAGAATTTGACAAAGCCAATGGCAGAATAGATGTCCATTACAGGAAAAAAAGAGAAGCGGAAGAGGGGACTGGTGGGGGAGACGGTTCGCAGGCACGAAAGATGGCGGGTGTGTTGAGTAGGGGAGGGTAGGGGACTGGTTATAAATAAGGAGAAAATGAGGTAATTATGTCAAAAAGCAGTAAGAAAAAAAGCAATTTATCAAAGAGAAGAAAAAAGAGATTAAAGAAGAAGTTGAGACAGATGAGGAGAAATAATGGCTAAAAACATGATAAAAATCCAAGAAGTTGGAATTAATGAGTTGAAACCTAGCGAGTACAATCCGAGAAAAGCGGATGGGAAACAATGTGAGGATTTAAAGGAAAGTATCAAAAGGTTTGGGATGGTTGACCCATTGATTGTCAATGGTAGTGAAAAGAGAAAAAATATCATCATTGGAGGACATTTCAGATGGAGGATGGCGAAAGAGATGGGGATTGAAAAAGTGCCTGTTGTTTATGTTGACATTGAAGATGTTAAAAAAGAGAAAGAATTGAATTTGAGATTAAACAAGAATACAGGGGGCTGGGATTGGGACTTATTGGCTAATTTTGATGAGGATATTTTGAGACAGGCAGGGTTTGAAGATGGAGAGTTGGATGGATTTTTGAGTAATGAGGATGACGAACCGCCAGAGGTAGAATTTAGCGAAGAATTGCTATTGGAGCATAACTATATTGTTTTATATTTTGATAACGCCTTTGATTGGGAGGTAGCACAGGACAAGTTCGGATTGAAAAAAGTAAAAAGTATTGCCCCTAAAAAAAGCCAAAAGATTGGAGTTGGCAGGGTAGTAAAAGGGAAAGATATTTTAGAGAGGATGACATGAAGATTAATGTGGTTATTCCGACTTATAAGAGATGGGATGCTTTGGTGGGGCTGGCTTATTTTGGTAAATTTGCAAAATGGGTGCTACCTGAAAGCCAAAAGGATAAGTATTTAAAAGTTTTGACACCTAGGCAAATGATTGTTATTCCTGATGAGGATGATGGAAGTATTGTTAAAAAAAGGAATTGGATTTTAAAGAACGTCAAAAGACCATTATTGATGATAGATGATGATGTCAAAAGCATTTGGTATTGGGAGGATAGACACGATGAATATTTGAGGAGATTATTACCCAAGGATGTTGCACCATTATTTATTCAAAGAGGGTTTGAGTTAGCCAAGGAGTGGGGATGTGTTTTTTGGGGCATTGCCCAGAATACAGATGACAGAGTGTATTTGGATTTCAAGCCATTTTCATTGGTAAATGCGATTCTTGGACCATTTCAAGGACATTTTGACCATGACTTTTTGTTTGATGCGAGAATGGGAACGAAAGAAGATTATGACATGAGTTTGCAGATTTTAAATAAACATAAAAAAATACTAAGGATTAACAAATTTGCCTATGAATGTGTGCATGGAGATAATAAAGGTGGGATAGTCAGTTTTAGAACAATGAAGAAAGAGATTGAGTGGTGCAGAGCAATTGAGAGAAAGTGGGGCAGAAAGATTATAAAATATCCGTTGAGACCGACCAAGATGGTGCATTTGTTAAACGGAAGGATTGATGTGCCAATTCGAGGTGTTTAAAATAGGTTATTATTAAGGACAATATGGACAAGCGACAAATTCAAAAAAGCAAAAAAGAGTTCCTTGATTTCCTCAAAGAGGATGGAGGGGGCAATATTTCATTCACCTGCAAGCGGTTGGGTAAGAACAGGTCGACGATATATTTGTGGAGAGAGAAAGATAAAAAGTTTAATGTTGCATTTACGGAAGCAGTTGATGAGGGCAAAGAGACTTTGGCAGATGAGGCAGAAGTGTCGTTGAGAAGCATTGTGAGGAAAGGAGACTCAAGAGCTATTATTTTCACGCTTAAGAATTTGCGACCCAAGAAGTGGAGGGATAGCCAAGTGATAGAGCATGAGGGTAAAATAGAGATTGAGGGTGCATCGGCGGAATTAAAAAAAGCTGCTAAAGAAACTTATGACAGATTTAGAAAAAATATCAGAAAGCCGAATACTAAAAGAAGTAAGAAAAAATGAGCTATTGGCTTGGGTATCCGACAATGTAAGAACACCAAAAGGCGAGAAGTTTGATTGGTATAACCATCCGTATTTGATTGACCTATACGAGGACAAGGCGAGAAAGATTGTGATGAAAAAGGCTGCTCAAATCGGAGTGACCACCTATGGAATGAATAGGGCGATGTGGTTTGCAGACAACAACAATGTTTCAATTATTTACACTTTTCCCACGGCTTCAGATGTTTTGGATTTTTCAAAAGCGAGAATAACCCCCATGATTCAATCATCAGAGCATTTGAGAAATGTGGTGACAGGTGGGGTGGAGTTGAAACAGATAGGCAGTTCGTTTATTTATTTCAGGGGTGCATGGAGCGAGAGACAGGCTATATCAGTTGACAGCGATTTCAATATCCACGATGAGGTTGATTTTTCAAAACCCGATATTATTGAGATTTACCAAGAAAGGTTGTCTCATTCAAAGCATAAGTTCTTTTTGGCATTCAGCACACCGACAATACCAGAGTTCGGGATTGATTACCTTTTCAACAGGTCAGACAAAAAAGAGTGGTTTGTGACGTGTCCGAAATGCAAGAAACCCCAAATATTAAAATACCCCGATTCAATCAGGGGAGATACTAAGGAAGCAAGGTTTGCATGTGTTTATTGCAGAGCCACGATAACGGATGATGCAAGGCGGGGCGGATATTGGAAAGCGACAGGAGATAAGGGGTGGAAAGTGTCGGGCTATCACATTACCCAGTTGATGGCACCTTGGATAACGGCTACCGAGATATTGCAAAAAGAAGAAAGGGCAAGAGTTAGACCGACCAAACAATTATCAGGGATTAGGGATTTTTATAACTTTTGTTTGGGTGAGGCATATGGCGGAGAGAACCAACCACTCAACAGGGATGTTTTATTGGAGTGCATCCAAAACAAACACGATTTAGAGGAGAAAGCAAAGCGTTCGGTCATGGGTGTTGACCAAGGAGATATTTTACACGTTGTTATTTTTGCAAAGGACAGGGAGGGAGAGGTCAGATTGGTTCATTGTGGAACTTATGATAGTTTTGATGATTTACCCGAGTTGATGGATAAATATGGAGTGGTGTTTTGCATGATTGATGCTTTGCCCAATAAGCATTCAGCACGCAAATTTGCCCGAATGTATCCAGCAAAAGTGTGGCTTGTTTATTACAATGTTAGTCAGAAAGAAACAGTTAAATGGCACAAAGACACCGAGAAGAAAGAGTACCGAATTGTGGCTCATAAAATAGAAACATTTGGGAGCATGGCAGAGAGGTTTAAAAACCATTCGGTTGTTTTGCCCAAATTATCAGCAGAGATTGACAATTATATTCGGCAGATGTGCAATTGGGCTCAAGAGAAAGAAGAAAAGCCTGATGGCAGAGTGGTTTGGGTATACAAAAAGCTAGGTGCAGACCATTACACAAACGCTACCAACTATGCTATGCTTGGAATAGATAAGCTATCTACAGGCTCTTTGTTTGAAAAAGGCGTTCCTTCCAAGAAGAAACGTACTATTACTAGTGGGATATTAGAGGAAAAATTTTAAATGGCAACAAACAAAACGAGTAAAAAGTCTAAAAGACCAGAAATAGGTGGCTCTGGGACAACTAATTTTTTTGGAACGATTGACACAGGCGAATATGTAAACAGTTTGAAAGGAGATGCCCTTTATACAACGATTGACCAGATGCGATGGTCTGATGCTACGATTCAAGCTGCGTTATTATCTTGCGAGTTACCAATCAGGTCAGCGGAATGGGATGTAGAACCCGCTTCGGAAAGTGCTCAAGATGTGGAGATTGCAGAGTTTATAAAAGACAATTTGTTTAATGGTTTGATTTCGTCATGGGAGGACACACTAAGGCAGATACTTTTAATGCACCCCTATGGATGTATGGTTTTCGAGATTATCTATAAAATTACTGATGAGGGCAAAATCGCTTGGAGAAAATGGGCTCCGAG